AATACTCATTGACTGACTCAATCATATCAACCTGTGTCTTTTGGTCTTTGTTCTTTTTTACTTCTCTGACCTTCTTAATCTTAGATGGGTCAATATTACGAACCTGTGTAATCCCCCGACGATGATCATTAGTATCAATAACTTTGTGATAGTAGATGCGTCCATCAACATACCAGCGCCTAAAGATATCATGGCCCTTAACATTAAAATCTAATAGACGAAGAACTTCGTTGAACTCATCACGAATTCTTTTCTTAATCTTCTCTGGATAGGGTAGATTGTCTAGTGTGATTTGTACTGCAACATCATTCGTATTTGCTACAATTGATTCGTTTACAATATCCTCAACTGCGGCATCACACTCTGATTGTAATGCAATATCTCTGTACCTTCTAATAAGGTCAAGGTCTGACCTTTCACGACCGTCTGTATTGAGTACAGACGATACAAAACCACCGCCTGCTACGTCAATTGTGCCGTCATCAGGAGTAGGGGTGGTGAATGTTTTCTCACCACCCTCTACTTCTTTGGTTGCTCTTTGAATTTGGAACCCAAAAAGTTGTGCCATAATATCTCCTACTATTGTCTTCTATTTAGTAGGTTTAAATTAGAAGTTCACGCCGGAAGCTTCAAAGTGTTGATATCTCCATGTTACTTCAAACTCTTCAATCGCATCTGATGTATCAGATGTTAATTCGATTGCAGAAATTGTCATTGGCCATGCACTTCTAAAGATATATGTCTTTAGCACTGTATCGTCACGATCAAGTTGTTCCACTGTGAGGTCTGTCTGATAATCAGCAGGAGCAACAACACCAGTATTATCTGCAAGATCGTTGATACCGTTACTCCAACGTTCCATCGCATTGCGGATCATGAAGTCTGTGTCATTCATGAACGTAGTTGTCCATGTTTCATCAAACGTTCTATCACCAGCAATATAGATGTTCCTACCTCTGAATGGAATTGCAATCTCACCCAAAGTTTGTGCAGGAAGGTTGGAAGCACGAACTAGAAATGAGGTTCTACGAACATCAAGTCCAATTGCAATGCCAGGTGGTGGAGTGACCGTTACACGAAACTGGTTCGCACGAGCACCACCACCGAGTAGGTTAGCCTTAAAATCGTCAATATTAGCCATGATTAACCTCCTACCTCACTAAACGATACGCCCGTTCTTACGGCAATAAAGTTCAGTGTAATAAAGTTAATGGAACGAGCAGGTTTGATGAAGATATCACCAATAAACTCGTTACGGTCAATCACCTCTCCAGTGTTGTTTGTTGCGTCACAAATTACACTGAAGTCGGTAATACCTCTACGACCTTGGACATCACGAAGGAATGGTTCAACTAGGTTACGGAACTGTGCCCGAGTAAACTCATCGTTGAATTCGAAGAGTTGGAACTTAGCAGCAGTTGCGATTGCCTTCTCAAGAACCAAGAACAACCGACGCACGTTAATGCGGTCAAATGCACTTGGTTTTGAAAGTGCAGTCTTATCACCGAATAGAACCACACCTTGGCCGGGGAAGTCCGTTACAGGATTAACTCTTGCACGGTATAGACGATCTCTCTCTGCCTTCGTTGGATTGAAGGAGAGTTTGATTGCACCACGGACATTACCACGATTGAAACCAGCAGGTGAGAACCAAGGGTCTGCAACACCATCTGTGTATGCACAAAGACCAGCAGTGTCACCATTTAGAGGAACGAAGCGATATACGTCATTATACTTGTCGTAAATGTACTTGTATCCACTGTCGTAAACCATGTAAGATGATGATGGGCAGAGGTTAAATGCATCAATCACATTGTCTGCCTGTGTGATGTTAGATGTAACATTCACTGTAGCAGCACGATATGGTGATACGAAACCAACACAGTCTTTTCTCAACTCAACTAGGTCTGTAATCATGGTCACATGAGTGTCCTGTGCAGAAGCACTATCTGCAACACCAGAACTTGGACCACCTAGAACTAGGTTAATGTCAAGTGATTCGGTGTCTGCAAACTTGTCGTATGCAAGAGCAATTTCACCAGCGGTTACTGTATAATCATCTGTACCACTTGTAAGGGTACTTACAACAGGTGCATTTACATCGGTATATGCTGATGTTGTATCTGTACCCCAGTTTGTACCAGCAGATGTGTGATCCGTCCAGTAAATAAAGTTAGACTGACGGAAAATAACGTCTGGATAGTAGTTACCACCACCCTGTGCAGTCTTTGCAACAGGGTTCTTAGACATGCTGGCAAACACTTCAAGGATACCGTTTGTGCGGTTACCGGCAACGTCTACATCGAAACCAGTAATGTCACCAGTTGTGTCATAAACACAAACATGAAGTTCATCACCAGTACCACGACCGTTTGCAGTGGCCCAATCTGATGTGCCGGGAGCACCATCAAATAGGTCATAGAAACGCCAACGTCTACGAATGAAACTGTTATCAGGAATGATTGCCTTAACACCAGAACCGTTTGGATCGTCTTTTAGACGAACTGTAAGGTCATTTGTAGAAATTGCAGTAATTTCATACTCGTTTCCTTCATCACCAGTATTGAATGCGAATGCTGTTGCGTCTGAAGATGCATCTACACTTGAGAAGGAAATAAGATCACCAACACTAAAGGCAGCGCCGTCATCAACACCGATTGTTGTTGAACCAACAGCATCTTCACCAGTTGTCTGGTTAGAAGAACCGAGGTTCTCTTCGTATGCAGTAGCATTACCGCAGATGGAAATGCCAATACCATTTCCGTGAGTACCAGCAGTTCTTGCAGCCCACTCACCGACAGAACCCTGTCCAGTAGAATATGATGCAAGATAATGGTCTGTGTCCCGAATAAGGACCGCAGAACCAGATGCAACAGCGTTTACAATACCTGATTCTGCACGAACTACTCGTAGTGCATCTCCATATTGTAGAAAGCTTGATGCAGTAAACCAAAATTCAAAATTTGAACCATTAGGTTTACCAAATACTTGTATCAATTCCTGTTCAGATGAGATTGCTGTTACAGTAGAAACTGGACCCTTTTCAAAAGGACCGGCAATCGCACCGATAGAAGTTGATACAGCGGGAACGACATTCGTAAGATCAATTTCTCTTACATGAACGCCAGGTGAAACTAGAAATCCCATTGTTTTACTCCTTAGTTAAAGAGTTGTTATTCTCTACAGATATTTATAAAAAGGAAGTTTTGCAAACCCTCAATTTATAAGTGTTATATCATATAAATAACATTATGAATGAACATTACGAAAAATACAAAGATACCATCAAAAAGGTATCTAGGAGAAACTACCAGAAGCGTAAGATACTTCTGGAAGAGTTTCTAGTTGATAAATCATGTAGACACTGTGGTGAATCTGAACATGTGTGTCTCAAGTTCTATCCTCATGATGCAGAGATACGCAAGGTATCAAAGAGAGTTGGAACAAGTGATGATAGCCGAAAAGAAGTCTTTCATCTCATAGATCAGTCAACTATCCTCTGTTATAACTGTTATATCAAGAAACACCACGATTTAATCGAATTTATTTAACATATATATAATTATAGTGATTGGAGCACATATGGTGAGGGTGTTTGATTACCAATCACTACCATAGTTTCTAACAATAGGTGACCAACGAGTTCCATACTCGTCAACCATCTCACCGATATTCTCGTCTTCTAATCCGTTCACAACAAAACCAAACGGAGCCATATCCTGTTCTAGTGAGTCCTGTTGTTCTCGCATCATAGTTCTACGAATGTCATTATCAGTGAGTTCTTTGAAGTACTGTTGGTCTGTCATCCATGCAAAGATGAAGAGACATGCAACCAAGTCGTCGTTACACCCATCGTCTGCTTCATGAGAATGTCCCTTTACAATAAATGTAGAGAGTTCATTGATACAGTCATAATCTTCTATGATGATTTTGTTGTCCTCTACTAACTGTTTTAGGTTTGAACATCCAATCTTCTTGACTGCCTTCGTTGTTCTCACACCCAACTGTGCCCTACCACCAGAGAACCCGCCACCAAGAACCTGTCCTGCTCGTCCACGCATGGATGCCATAACTAGGTTGTCATACTCCAGATCAAACTGCATTGCGTTTGCGACCTGTTCACCGATATCGTTCACCTCAATCAGCACGAATGCTTGATTGTATGCCCTTGCAACATCGTATATCTTTGAGGGAAAGATAAGAGGTTTTAGTTCGTTGTCTCTAAACTTTGCAACCAACTTGTACGGCATCTGCGTAACATCAAACACACAGAATGCAGAATAGTCGTTTGCAGTACCTCTAGAAACGTCTGCGGTGAGGACGTAGGTGTGTCCTTGTTGTGGGGGTATGTGAACATCCAACCCTGCGTTAGACTGTTTGGGTTCTCTATAAGTCATCACACGAAGTTTGGATGGTGAGATAAGTGTGTCAATAGAACCAAGGAACTCACATTCAAACTCTGTGTTGAACTGCGCCTCTGAGGTATTCTTGATTGTCTCTGCCTTCCATGCCTCGTCTCGCCCAGGCACCTCTGACCAGTGAACCTCAATAGGAACATATGTGTTACGTCCCTCTTCTGCATCCACCCACAACTTGTAGAACATGTTCATACCATGTGGTGTAGAAACAATCATCACCTTCGTAGTCTTACCAGATGAAATTGTAGGATACACAGAACTGAAGAACTGTTCTGCTACGTTAGCAGGAACGTATGCAAACTCATCAAGAAAAATAATATTATATGAACCACCACGAACAGCACTAGCCGAAGTGGAACTTGCAAGAATTTTAGAACCATTCTCTAACTCCAAGGAACCTTTGTTCCATGCCATGACACCTTGTTGCAACCACTTGGGTAGATGTTCGTATGCCAACTGCAAACGACCAAGAAGGTCACGAGCAGTTGCGGCCTTGTTCGCAAGGATTGCAACGTTTACACTGTCGTTGAATAGAACATAGTGCAAAAGGTATGAGATAATTGTTGTGGATTTACCAGACTGTCTAGGAAGTTTGCAGATGGTAAAACGATTACTGTGGAAGGTTCCTACCATCTCCTTCTGGAAATCGTACATCTTAAACGGCACAAGTCCTTCATCAAGAGAAACAATCCTGACGTAGTTCTGAATGAAGTACAGAGGGTCTTCCATGCACCTCTGATATTCTTGCAGTTCTTCTTTCGTCCAAGACTGTGCAACGTTAGCCCTTTTGAGGTTTGGGTTTCCTAGATAGACTTGTTCAGTCATCCTCTATTCTTCCAAAAATGCGTTCCATAATAATGAGAACTCGTATATGGAGTTTTCTGTTGATATCCTTGATTTGCCTTGTAAATCTTTTGACCATCATCATCATATTCCCAGACTCTTTCATCGGGATTATGACTCTGTATTGGACCTTCTTTTATATCATTCTTTTCCATGTTTCTATTTATATCTAACAAATGTGCCGTCCTCATATACAATACTGTTGAGAACATGATGACCTCGATCAACACCTAGATATCGTGATTGTTTCTTATATACTAAAGGAAAAGAACTTTCTTTTTGTTTTGTGTTGAGATATTCTTCATTTTTATCATAGTCATATATGTATTTTTTCATTGGCCATTTGTATGTTCTATAGTCACCATTATGTCCAACGTGTGGGTTTGATAAAGCCCACTTTTCAAAATAATCTGTATAGAAAAATGCGTATTCTAAATGATACACAGATGGGTCTTTTAGAAATCTAGGTGAGTGATATCTTGTTGACAAATCATCTATACTTCTAGCAAACCACCAAAGTAATTCCCAGCATGTTTTCGGTTTGTATGGAGAAATGTCAATATATTTTTCGATAACATTTAACATATCAGAATCTTTGTCTTTGATAACATTAATCCATTCACTATCTTTAATCTTAAAGAATTCTTCCATAGACATTGTTGATGATATTGCAAGAAATAATTCGTCTCCACCGTTACCATTCACATTAATTGATTGTCCATCCCACAACTCAATATTATCATAGATATAGTTCTCATGAGAATGCCACTGTAAATTAACTTTCTTATTCACCAACAAATCGTAA